GCGCGTCGGTGATCACGAACTTACCCTACTATAGGAGAGTACCATGCCTGACTTCGTCATGACCATTCCACACCCGACCGACCCTGAGGACGGCATCAACGTCCTCGTCGAGTACGGCGTGCAGCAAGGACTCGATGCCACGTGGAGTTCGCCGGCGGAGGCCGACACGTTTGAAATCCATCGCGTGATCAACGAGAAGACCGGCGTCGAGTACCCGGACGTGTTCCAGGATGCTGACTTGATGGACCGGCTCGAGCTCGGCGCGCGCGATCACTACTACGGTCGCCGATAACCTACCCTACTATAGGAGCACATCGTGCAGAAGAAACGTCGGTTCGTATTCAAGACCCGCGATCGGGTAATCGTCGCTGGTCAGTCGGGCATCTTCCAGTTCATTCAGTTGGCACGCCGCAACGTGGCGGTCGTCATGCCCGAGCAATCGTTGATGTCCGTGCCGCTGGACGAGGACACGGTCGAGGAATCGTGGGAGACGATCGAAGTGCCGCTCGCATCGCTCAAGCCGCTGTACCTGGACCCGACTGAGCAGCAGCGTCGCGCCAAGCACGCGGTCCGCATGTTCAAGCAGGGTATCCGCCTGTTCCGACTCGCCGCGCCAACGGGCGACGGGTTCGCGGTGCTGTCCATCGATCCGAGCGGTGCGTTCGCGTGCGGTCGTCGGTTCAAGCGGAAGACCGTGATACAGGTGCCCGTGGCTGACCTGTTTCCCATGACTGTCTCGTCATGGAGGAAAGCCAAGTGATCGATCTCACGTCGGATGTGACGACAGTCATCGAGTGGTGCGTGTTCTTCCGCATCTGGTTCGCTGGTCAGGTGATGGTGCAGGACAATCCGCAGGTTCACTAGTTCCATCCTACCCTAGTACAGGAGAACCACCGTATGTCGAAACGAATCGAGTGCACCGAGTGCGCCGGCATGGGCAAGCGTCTGGTCAAGAAGAGCGGTGTCGTGAAGATCGCTACGTGCAAGACGTGCAAAGGGAAGGGCAAGGTGCTCGACGCGAGCAAGACGAAGAAGACCGGCAAGGGCAAGCTCGTCGTCGAGAAGAAGAGCAAGGCCGATCGGGTGATGGTGGTGAGCCGGAACCTGGACGACGGGACCGAGACGAAGAAGTCCAAGCTCACCGATGAGCAGATGCACGCCAAGGAAACCATCGAAGAGCGCGCCGCGTTCTTCGGCTGTCCGGGCAAGGTGATGGAAATCCGCAAGGGACCGGTCATCACGCTGTTCGAATTCAAGCCGGCGAAAACCACGCGCATCAAGCGGCTGATCAATCTCCAGGAAGATCTGGCGCTGGCCATGAGCGCGGAAGCGGTAATGGTGCGGCGCATTCCGGGCAAGGAAGTGATGGGCATCGAGATTTCCAACGACCCGAACGAGCGCCAGAACGTGGCGTTCCGTGCATCGCTCCAGTCGGTCAAAGAAGCGAAGCAGCGCGGGATGGAGTTGCCGCTGAATCTTGGCACTGATCCGTTCGGTGAGCCGGTCATCGACGATCTGGCGACCATGCCGCACCTGCTCATCGCCGGGAGTACAGGTTCCGGCAAGTCGGTGTCGCTGAACTGCCTCATCTCGTCACTCGTGACGGTGTGCTCGCCGGAAGAGTTGCAGTTCTACATGATCGACCCGAAGGGTGTGGAGCTCACCCACTACAACGGCATCCCGCACATGCAGGAGCCGATGGTGACGAGTCCCCACTACGCCAAGGACATGCTCGAGCGCCTGACGCGGGAGATGCGCAAGCGGTTGTCCATGCTCACGTTCCGTGGCGTGCGTGACATCAAGGAGTACAACGAGATCGCGCGGAAGGAAGCGGTGCCGACCATGCCCCGTATCGTGATGGTGATCGACGAGTTGGGCGACCTCATGATGCAGGACCGTCGCGAGTTCACGCGGCTCATCGCGGAAATCTCGCAGATCGCCCGGGCCACTGGCATTCACATGATCGCCGCCACGCAGCGTCCGTCGGTGGATGTGCTGAGCGGGAAGATCAAGGTGAACTTCCCTGGACGCATGGCGTTCAAGGTCACGTCGGCCACGGACTCCAAGGTCATCGTGCATCGGAAGGGCGCTGAGGGCCTGCTCGGCCGCGGAGACATGTTGTATCTCAGCCCGACGCGGAGCACGACGATCCGCATCCATGCGCCGTGGGTGCCGCTCGACGACGTGAAGACCATCGCCGGAAAGCTGAAGGACATCGAAGCCAAGCGCATCGCCGCGGAGGAGGCACGTCGTGCGCAGGCTCGGTTGCAGGCACTCGGCGGGGAGAAGTCTGAGCAGTCGAAGATAACGCTGCCGAGCGAGGCGCAGTTGGACATCAACATCGATTGGGCCAGTCGCGGTGCCAAGAAGTAATCGCCGGTTCACCTACCCTATTATAGGAGCACGGAACTCATGAAGAAATCGTCGCACGCATCCCCCGTCGCGTGGCAGAAGGGTGAGACCATCCCCTGCCCGATGGGCAAGTGCAAGCATCGCCATGTGGCCAAGACTGGCCCCTGTACGGAGATCGGGTGTGCGTGCCATGTGCACTCCGGCGTGCACGGCAAGGCGCGGAAGCGCTGATGGAAGACAAACGTGTACTCCCAGACGAGCGGGATCGTTCCGGTGCGTGTGCCGACTGCAATCGTCGGCACATTCACACGGACGATTGCATCGCGCTCAAACGACGTGAGTGGCGCGCGCGGAACGCGGCGCTGCTCGCCGACAAAGACTATCCGGTCCAGAAGGTGTATCTCTGTGAGGACTGTGGCGCTCCGCTCGTGGGTCTCAAGCACCGCTGTCGTGGAGGTGCCTGATGGCGTTGCCTCGGCGCTGTAAGAAGTGTCAGTGCTATGTCGCGCCGCAACTGACCCGCTGTCCCCGCTGTCGCAAGCTCGCGCCGCCTGCACTGGCCGGTGCGAAGAAGCTCACGAAGGAGGAGCGGAAAGCAGAGCGCATCGCCACACGCATCGCGCGGGACGCGACGGTCCCGGTGCTGCGTGCCAAGCATATGGAATGGGTGCCGAGCGCATTCGCCATCCAGTGCGCGGAACAGTCGATCGAAGAGGTGAAGCGCCGGATAGGGAAAACCGATTCCGCGCGATTGCGGAATGCGTTGCGGAGTGAGCTCCGTCTGTTGAAAGCAACGCTGGCCCGCGCGGCTTCGGTGAACAAGAAACGTCGATGGACTTACGAGACGTTTCGTGGCAAGCACTGGAGCATCTTCGTCGCCATCGGCCCAAAGGGTCAGCGCTATGTCACGGCAGGAGACGATACACCAGCAGACCTCATCGTCACTGGTCGGAAGCTGCTTGGTCGCAGGGCTCGGCTGCAACTGTTCGAGAAGAGTAAGTACGCGAAGCTCGCGCTGCGTGAGCGGAAGGAAGACGTGGTGCACGCCAAGCGGAAGTCCGCGAAGAAGAAGCATCGGGCACAGAAACGTGCGCTGAAGCGTCAACGTCCCGAGTGATCCTACCCTACTATAGGAGTTCCACCGTGAGTGAAATCTTTCGAGTCGTGTGTAGCTGGTGCTCACACGTGATTACCGAAGGAACGCCGAACGCGCCCGTCTCGCACGGTATGTGCGAGGAGTGTGCGGCCGCGTTCGGGGTGCCGGTGTCCGCATGATCGATACCGAAGCGGCGCGAATCCAGCGCCTGAAACAGCAGATGCGGGATCAGGAGCGCGCACGCTTTGCTGACCCCGATGCAAACGCCGACCTGACGAAGACTTGGGTCACGCATCTCTGGGTACCCGACAGCACAGCGCCAGATCGGGGAGAGTGGCTGTATGTCGGGACTCGTCGTCGGCGGCTTCGGCGCAAGCCACAGTCGATGGGCCGATTCTTCTCACGTGTCCGGCGCCAGTTTGGGCTTGACAAGAAATCGCCGGTCATGGTGATGGACGCCAACACGGCGCGACTGCGCAACGAGCGGGAGGATGCGGCGTGGCGGTTCCGTCCGCCACAGTTCCAGCAGCGTCGGCGCAAACCCATGCCGATGGCTCCCGTGGTGGATCGCACCAAACGCAAGACGCGGGCGAAGGTGAAAGCGTTCAAGCTGCACAAGCGCGACACGAAGTACATCGCGATCGGGCGGAATCCGTGGGACCGGCAGTCGGGGTATCTGTATCTGGGCCCGCTGCACGCCGAACAGAAACGTGCGGCACAGTTCGAAGCACGGCGCACGTTCGGCGTGTACACAGACTTGCTGGTGATCGGCGCAGACGAACTCTCGAAGAGCCTACGCAACGCGATGCACCGTGGGAAGAAGGTGCGGGCTGGCGTGACCCGCATGGCATGGCCGGAAGTGGCACCAGCGTTCGAAGACGTGTGGGACAAGTTCGCGCATCGGCTGCACCGAAAGGTGTGCCCGATCTGCGGACCGAAAGATCGGGGCGCATGTGCGTACCGTTTGAATGTGGACCACGTCATCGCTGACTGGATGTACCTCATGTGGCTGACGGCGGATCGGCCGTGGCTCACGCTCGGTTGGTTCCGCAAGCACCTGAAGCAGATCACACCCTCATCAGGAGACCAGACATGCGGCACCAGAAAAGCGCGCGCAAAGAAAAGCGCAAAGCGAAAGTCCCTCCATTCCGCAGCAAAGTCCAAGAGGAATGGACACGTCAAGGTAAAGTCCGCGCGCGTGAGCAAGCCAAACTCGCCCAGGAAGAAATGGAGCACGACGCGCGGAACCCGAAAGCGCGCACGCTGAAGCGCGGTTCACCGAAGATGATCGACAAGGCCATTCGGGTGCGGGCCAAGCAGATGCCGGCTCCGCCGAGGATTCCATTCGCGGCACTGATGGCCCCGGTGGTGATCGTTCCGGCGGATTACACTCAGAAGACGGTGATTGCCGATGCCGGTTCGGTGATCGAGTTCGCTGATCAACGCGCGCTGTACCGCGATTGGGTGAGTCCGGTCACGCGGCGTGCAGATGAAATCCTTGTGTACTACGGCAACGGCGACAAGCGTCAGCTCGGGTGGATCTCCCACAAGCTTCCGCGCAAAGCGTTCACGCCAGTGGCAGGGCCGACGTTTCTGGTGACCACCAAAGCAGAAGATCACCTGATCGCGTGGGAACAGGTGCGATTGAAGATCGGGCGCCTCCGCAAGTCGGACCCGAGCATGTGGATCGTTGCATGGCTGGTCGTTCACGGACCAAAGCATCAACCATTACTCAGGGAGGTGACTCGCTTCTTCGGAGGCACGCCAATCAAGAACGAAGGGTTCGACGCACGATGTGTTCGGTTGTTCAACCTCATCCTCCATACGGAGATCGACATGGCTACGGCGAAAGCGAACAGCAAGAAGAGCAAGAAGGGCGCGAAGACAACCGCGAAAAAGAGCGCGAAGAAAGCCGCACCGGAAAAGACGGTGAAGGCCAGCAAGGGTGTGAAGACCGCCAAGCCTGCGAAGGCGGCGAAGCCCGCCAAGGCGAAGAAGGCCGGCGAGTTCACCGCGTCGTCTCACGACTTCGACGACAAGGTGGTCAAGCGCTTGATCAAGGAGAATCCGCGGCGGGAAGGCTCGGCGCGCGCCGCGACGTGGGATCTGCTGAAGAAGGGCATGACCGTAGGCGAGTTCGTCGAAGCGGGCGGGTCGCGCCGCGCCATCAAGAAGTATCTCGAGAGCGGCTGGATCAAGCTGAAGTCGGCGGAGTGATCCGCACTCGGGCAGGTGAGCACCTGTGGCCCGCTGGCCCGCAAGCTGGTGGCGCCAGTCGGGCTGTAGGTGCTCGCCTCCCTGGGACCGCGTAGGACCACTATTCCGGGTGCGGGACCACCTTACCCTGCCCGGGTGACTTTCGGGGCTCCCTGGAGCCTCCCAGGACTGATCTCGGACCATTATCCCGGTGCCGATCGCGGCACCAATACACCTACACCACGGGAGTCTACCTTATATGGCAGGGGCCAAGGGGAGTCCGCGCAATGCGCTGATGCGATGGCTGGCGCAACTGCACTACAATCACATCCGGAACGTCGAGCAGCTTCACGGTGCCGTGATGTCGGATCAGAAGTCGCCGCTCCGCGGAGTCATGATCGCGGATGATCTGTGTCTCACGCGGAAGCGCGCATTCTATCGCGTGGACGGCAAGTTCGCGCAACCGATTTCAGTAGAAGAGGTGGCGGCCAACTACGACCTGACCGCGTTGCAGAGTCAGTACCGTAAGGCGACCGATTCGTGGAAGACCACGCGTCGGTTTGCACGGCGATGACAGCCCGCATTCATCCGCGTCGAAAGAACGGCTGGTTCAACAAGCGAGCCGCATTCTGGCGCGGAGAGCGTGCCGAGCAGATCGTGAAGGCGCGCGTCGAGAAATACAAACAGAAGCGCACACGGAAGAGGAAGCCATGACCGCGACTTGGAGTATGCGCTTCACGTTCGGGTACTACCGCGTCGTTCAGCTGATGCTCGAGAATATCTGTTATCGGCTGCGCGACGAGCACTTGTCGTTGCTCGACGTGGGATGCCTTGATACACGGGTTGCGCAGATGGGCGACTTCGACGAGCGCTACACGGTGGACATCGCGCACGATCCCAAGCTCCCGCGCGTGCAGTCGTTCATCGCTGACTTCCTCTCGTGGGAGCCGCCGCACCGTATGACCGTGGTCACGTGTCTTCAAGTACTAGAGCACTTGTCCGATGCGCAGGTGTCTACATTCGCGCGGAAGCTACTCACGACCGCTGACTACGCCATCGTGTCCGTACCGTTCATGTGGCCCGAAGGTGCTGAGGCAGGTCATCAGCAAGACCCCATTTCGTTGGAGAAGTTCTTCGGGTGGATGGGGCGCCTGCCCGACTATCACATCATCGTCTACGACCAGCGCCATCATCGCGTGGTCGGTCTCTGGTTCAACGTACCCTAATATAGGAGTGTCGCTTGTGTACATCTTCGGGCAATTCAAGCCACGATCATCTGAGCATGCCTACATGCTCATCGAAGCGTCGGATGATCTGGTTGCGGACACGTGTGTCTCTGGACTGGAGTCGTATATCCATGACGCGGAAGAAGCGTTCGGTGGACCCGTGGTGTTCTACTGGCGCGGGCTGTATTTCGCGAGGGCCTGCTGATGTCGCAGCCGCATATCAGCGACTTCTCCGGGCACTATGCGTTCCTGTCCAACTTCTCGCCGACGTCGGTGTACATCTTGATTGGCACGAAGTGGACGCGGTGCCCGACCGTCGAACACGGCTTCCAGGCGAGCAAGACGTTGGTCCGTCACCAGCGCGAACGGATTGTGTCGGCTGCATCCCCCGGCGAAGCCAAGCGTCTGGGTCAGCATGTATCGCGCGTGTCGTATTGGGACGAGGTCAAGATCGTCGTCATGCTGGAGCTGCTCCGACAAAAGTTCTCCCATTCCCAACTTCGCAATCGGCTGCTGCGGACTGAGGACATTCCGCTCATCGAAGGGAATCACTGGCACGACAACTTCTGGGGAGTGTGCGTGTGCGGTAACGACGCGAGTAGCCTCGGTGCGTGCGACGGCTCGGGGCACAACTGGCTCGGCAAGCTGCTGATGCGTGTGAGGAGAGACATTCGATGATTCGGATACAGCACGGCAAGATCACGTGGGAGCGTGGGGATGTGCGGGTCATGGCTCGCATACTCGGGTCGGAGTTCGCCGTGGTCTCTCGGAAGAAGGCGCGCGGGTCGGCGCCACTGATCCCGTCGATCCTGAAACTTGCGGATCAGATGGGACTGCCGATGAGCACGAAGGCGGAAGCCGTGCTGGCGCGCGCAAAGGTGGATGTCGTTCGCACAATCCAATGGAAGCAACGGAACGACGCGGTCATCCCAGATCCAGAGGCGGAACGGTACTTCCGTCATCAGCGCGCCGATCTGGCCACGATGTATCGGCTGCAACGACCCGGATGGCTAATCGCTTCGGAAGCGGGCGTCGGCAAGACGCTGGTCGGTATCCGCTATACCGAACATCTTGGTGCGCGGCGAGTCATGCTGATCGTGCCGAATCCCGCGAAGGAACAGTGGGCGGGAGAGATTCGGCGATGGAGCACCACGGCTCCTCGGATCACCATCGTGCAGGGCACGACCAAACAGCAGATTGCGCAGATCACCAGTGCGAAACGCGGATGGGTCATTGGTCACTGGGAATCGCTGGTGTATGCACGCGCGGGATGGCTGGCGGGAACGTGGGACGTGGCCATCCTGGATGAGATCCAGAACATCCAGAATCGCAATGCGCAGCGCACACAGACGGTGCACAAGATTCGCGCGCTGAACCGGCTGGCCATTGGGGCACATCCGTATGCCAATGGTGTCAGTGAGCTATTCTCCGCGCTCAAGTTCCTGTACCCCGATCGGTATCCGTCGTTCTGGCGATGGGCGCACATGCACATCCAGATCGAAGAGGGCGTGTTCGGTGGCTTGGATCTGCGAACCCCGCGTCGGCCCAAGCTGCTGAATTGGGAGATGGCGCCGTTCACCATTCGGCGCCTGTGGAAGGACGTGTGGAAGAATCTCCCACCGATCACCCGCGTGCGGTGCACGGCGCACCTGTCTCCGCGTGGACTACGCGAATACCATAAGCTGCGGAAGCAATTCTTCGTTGAGCTGGCGGCACACCACGGTGAGAAGAAAGTGCTCGCGATTCCCAGCGTGCTGGCCCGCGTCACTCGCATGCGGCAGTATCTGATTGATCCGGGACTGATTGGCGGGAAGCAGGCGAGTGCCAAGTATCCGGTCGTGCATGAGTTGATCAAGGAACTCGGTGACCGCCATCCGGTGATCTTCACGATGTGGCGACAGTCCGCCATTCGCTTGCGGCGGTATCTCGAGAAACGGAAGCTGCGAGTCGGCATGGTCGTCGGCGGCATGTCCAGCGCGCAGGTCAACCGCGTGAAGCACCGATTCCTTCGGGGCAAGTACGACGCGGTGATCATCATGATCAAGGTCGGCGGCACGGCGCTCAACTTCGGGAAGTATGGCACCATCATCTATCTCGATCATCCATGGAACCAGCGCGATGTCGAGCAGACGGAAGGACGCGTGCGCCGTCCGGAAGAAGGCACAGGCAAGATTGTTCCCGCCACGAGCTATCATGTGATCGTGGAAGGGTCGTACGAGGAACGCATGTTACAGACGCGCACCGATAAGCACGAGGACTTTGCCAAGGTGTTCACCGTGGCCGAAGCGATCGAACAAGACCTGGAGGACATGACATGAAAACCAAACAGACTCGCGCCACAGGAGCGTTCGGCGCAACCGAAGTATCGCTTGCTCCGCCTGCTCGGCGTGGTCTGCTCTTCGATGTGAAGAACTGTCCGCATTGCGGGACGCATCACGCAAGTCTCGATGCGGATGTAGAGGGTGATCGTATCACGATCCGGTGTCCGGTGCTTCGTGCACCAATGACCCTGACCGCGAAACTGTTTCTCCACTGGAGGTAACCTGAATATGACACTCGTTGAACTCGCAGTCGCAGCGGTGGACGCATGGCGTGATCTGGTGAAGGAGCGCGATACGTTGGACCGGTTAACGGTCATTCCTGGAGAACGTCCGCCAGAGCATATCGCGAATCAACAGGACATAGTTGCTGACCGTGCCTCGCGATATGTGAACGCACAGGCAGAGCTCATGGCATACGCAGCGAGCACGTCATGAGAACACTCACCATCGGTGTATTCAGCGTGTGCGGCGGCATCTTTCTGTCGCAGGGTGCCGTGCGCAATTCGTGGCGGATGATCACCTTCGGGCTGGTGCTGCTGAGCCTCGCGTTCGGTATCATCCTCGTCAGACGACGGGACAATCGGAGATACAAGTCATGAGCACACACGACTTCCACCGGAAGTCTATCCACCGCACGAAGTTGAATGGCCCGTTGCAGCTATCGTCGCGGATGAAGAAGCCATTCCAGCCGACACCGGAAACGCCATTCATTATCAGCGCGTCGGAGCTTGGCGACTTCCTCCGGTGTCGGTTGCGGTGGAACTGGCGCTACCGCGTGGGCATCGGGCCGAAGAAGATGGGCCCTGAGCGCGGCATCGGCATCTACGTGCACGCGGGCAAGGAAGCGTTCTACGCGCTCCCGCGCAAGAAGCGCACGCCGGATCGCATGGAGCAGCTGGGACGCAAGGCCATCAAGGTCGCGGCGCTGAAAGGGGTGAACCAGAAGGAGCGCGACTTGGCACTGGCCATGATGGTGGGCCTTGCCGAATGGGTGAACGGCACGCATGATCGCAGTGACCGCGCGATCGGCAAGAAGGATGTGCTGCCCGAGTGGGAGTTCACCCTCCCGCTCGACAAGCATGGCGCGATTCTGATCCGCGGAAAAATCGATGAGCTGTTCGAGCCGACGATCTACAAGCGGACACTCGCGATGGACGAGACCAAGACGCGCGGCAATATCTCGTTCGACATGCTGGACATGGATGCGCAGATGACCACCTACCTGTGGGCCATGTCCAAGCATCCGCTGATGGCGCAGCGGAAGTTCAAGCGGTTCATCGCATGGCGCACGGTCTGTCGGCGACAGATGCCGGGACCGCGCGTGAAAGCAGCGTTGTTCGGCCGGGAATCCATCGAGCGCACGTCGGATGATCTCGAGATTTGGCAGCAGGACACGCTGAATATCGTTCGTGACATGATGGACGCGGCCATCTATCCGAACAAGCAGGAGAAGTGTCGGTGGGACTGCGACTTCTACAACATGTGCCTCGTGCGCAGTAACGCCGAAGACCTCAAGGCCGTGATCGACGAACACTACATCGTCAAGGAGTAGCCCACATGAAGGTCGAAGGAACGCTGGTGTTCGAGAAGACCGCACCGAAGTCGCATGCGTTCGGCGTCAGAACGAAGGACGGCGTGCTGATCAAGGTGTGGATCCCGAAGGCGCTGATGCCCAAGCCGATCGATGAGATCGCGTGTCAGCTCGATGTGCCGTTCGCGAAGGTCAGCAAGTTCAAGTTCAACAGCAAGAAGGAGGAAGACGCGGAAGAGGAGGATGAGGATGAGGATGACTCAGACGAGGAGGAGGTGGACGAGGACGAAGATGAAGAGGACGTGCCACCGCCGCGCAAGAAGCGCAAGCGGTAACTGAACCGGAGACACGCATGAAACTACTGGAAGTAGGTGGCCGCACGATGTATCCCACCATCGGCATCTTCGGGATGTCCGGTGCGGGGAAGACATCGTTGTCGGCTACCGCCGATCGACCGCTGTTCGGAGACTCGAACGAAGGGATGCTGTCGATCGCGCATGTACCTGAACTCGAGCATGTCCGCCGTGTGCGGGTCCGCAGCATGGAAGATCTGGACCGCATCTACGACAACATGACGGGTACCGGGGACAAGAACTGGCAGAAGAAATTCGGCACCGTGGTACTCGATCACTTCGACGACATCCAGTCGATCATCTTGGACAAGTTGGCGGAACGGGCCAGCGACACACGGGAGGAACCCGACCAGATCGAACAGCGTGAGTACGGGATCATGGCGAACAAGCTGCGTCGCTATCTGCGCAAGATGAAGAAGATCCCGGCCGTAAAGATCCTCATCATGGGCGAGCGCCTCAACGAGCACGAGGGGTGGATGTACCCCAGTCTCATCGGCCAGATGCGGGATCAGCTTCCGTTCTTCCTTGATCATTGCATCTACCTTCGGGTCAATGACAAGGGTGTGCGGTACTTGCATCTCAACCCAAAGTCAGGAGAGTACTATGCGAAGACTCGGGCGCGCTGGCTGTCGCCCGAAGAGCGGAAGATCCGCTACGATCTCGACAACTACACGTTGTTGACGGACCTGATGGAGAAGATCCGTCAGGGACCGACCTCGCGCAAGTCGAAGTAACCACTCACCCAAATCAGGATGCCTCACATGGCGAAGAAGAACGCTGGCAAGAAGGGCGACGACATCATCACGTTGACGTCCGACGACTTCAAGGGCCGCACGTTCAAGACGGCTCCGGGCGGGAAGTACCGCTTCAAGTTCAACAAGAAGTCGTCGATCAAGCCGGGAGCCAACGGCAACGTGCTCAACCTGATCAACACGATCACGGCGCTGGCCAATGGCAAGAAGACCGAGCACAAGGGCGTGAACGTGTTCGACAACATCGCGCCGCACGTCGGCTGGAAGATCGCGCAGGTGCTCAAGGCGATGGGCGTGAAGAAGGCGCCCAAGAAACTCTCCCTCAAGGAACTCCTGGCCATGATCAAGAAGTACGACAAGGAGGTGCGCGGCGTCGTCGGCACGCGCATGTACAACGGCAAGAAGCAGAATCAGGTGCTCCAGTACCTGCCGCTCGAAGCGTCGAAGGACGAGGACGACGATGATCTGGAGGACGTGGACACCGACGAAGACGAGGACGGTGACGAGGACTCCAACGACGAGGGCGACGAGGACTCTGACGAGGACGAGGACTCGGACGACGAAGACGAAGACGAAGACGAGGATGACGACTCGGAGGACGAGGACGAGGATTCCGAGGACGAAGACGAGGATGAGGATGAGGACGAAGACGACGCCGACGATGAAGACGGCGATGAGGATGAGGACGAGGATGCAGACGAGGACGAGGACGAAGACGAGGAGGAAGACGACGAGGACGAGGACGATGCGCCGCGCGGCAAGAAAGGCAAGGGCAAGAAGCCTGCCGCGAAGAAGGCCAAGGTCAAAGCCAAGGCGAAGCCGAAGGCCAAGGCCAAGAAGTCGGCCGGCAAGAAGCGCAAGTAGCGCGTCGGCAGCGTCGCTTCCGTAGGATGAGCGGGCTCACAGGTGTCTGGTCACTCGGCCAGACACCGAGCCCGCTCCGTCGCTGGTCGATCCTCCCTCCCCAATCCGCATGAATCCCAGACTGAAGTCTGCACTTCGGTACGCATCGCGATTCGGTTGGCGCGTCTTTCCGCTGAATGGGAAAGAGCCGCGCATCGCGAATGGGTTCCTGAGTGCTACGACAGATGAACGGACTATCCGAGAATGGTGGTCCCGCTGGCCAGACGCCAATGTTGGCATCGCCTGCGATAGTGAGCATGGGCCCATCGTGATCGATTTCGATGAGCCCAAAGCACATGAAGTCAGCGGCTTCAAATTCATCAAGACCTTGGAGCTTCCCGCCGAAGGACTCATCACGCGCACGGCAGTCAGCCGGAAAGGTCGACTGCACATGTACTTCGCGCCGATGCGCGATGGCACCACGCTGAAGCGCATGATCCGGCCATTCAACTACCACGATCAGAAGGTGTCGATCGACATCCTCGGTGATGGTGGCTATGTAGTCGCGCCGCCGAGTATCCACCCAGAAACGGGGGAGCCGTACAGGTGGGACCAGAAGATCGAGCTCGCCCCGTTCCCCAAACGACTATTCCGCTTCCTCAAGAAGCGAAGCATCAAGCAAATTGCTCCCCCTCTGCCAGAGATTATCCATGAGGGAGAGCGGGATCAGATGCTCACATCGCTCGCAGGCACCATGCGACGACGTGGCGCATCCCCGCGTGCCATTCTCGAAGCACTCCGGATTGAGAACGCCTCGCGCGTGCGCCCACCGCTGGAGGATAAACAACTTCAGAAGATCGCACGGAGCATCGGTGCGAAGGAACCCGCGCACGACGATGAGAACCTTACCGACCTTGGCAACGTGCGCCGGTTCGTCTTGCAGCATCACGAGAAGCTGCGGAGCGTGCTGTCGAAGAGCCGGAATCCGTGGTACTTGTGGCAGGAGTCGCACTGGGAACCCGATCGTACGGGAGAGGCCATGCGGATGGCCAAGCAAACTGTCCGGTCGATTCACCACGAAGCCGCGCAGATGCAAGACGAAGAGAAACGCGCGGCGCTTCAACAGTTCGCCTATCGTTCCGAGAGCGCTGAGCGCATCCGCGCAATCGTGGATCTGGCGAAGACCGAACCAGAAATTGCCATACGAGAGGATCAGCTGGACAGGGATCGATGGCTACTGAACGTGACCAACGGCACCATTGATCTGCAGACCAGTCGATTCTTGAAGCATAAGAAGTCAGACTACATCACGAAGTTGTCGCAGGTCGAGTTCCATCGCAAGGCCACGGCACCACGGTGGGAATCGTTCTTGTCAGAGATCTTCGATGGGGACAAGGCGCTCATCGGCTTCATCCGACGGGCGATCGGGTATACCCTGACTGGGGACACGCGCGAGCACTGTCTGTTCTTCTGCTATGGACAGGGGCGCAACGGTAAGTCCACGTTCCTGGAGGTGATCCGAGAGCTGATGGCCGACTACTCCATTCAGTCAGACTTCTCCACGTTCCAGAGCACGCGGAATGACGGACCACGTCATGATCTGGCCCGTATGCGGGGTGCCCGACTGGTCACCGCAATCGAAGCGCGCGGAGATCGATCGTTCGATGAGACCGTGATCAAGCAAATGACCGGCGGCGATACGGTGACGGCACGCCATCTGTACGAATCATCGTTCGAGTTCCGTCCGCAGTTCAAGCTCTGGCTGGCGGCCAATCATCTCCCGTTGGTGCGCGAACAGACGGAAGCATTCTGGTCACGGATCTTGATGATCCCGTTCACCGTGGTGATTCCACCGCACAAGCGGAAGAAGAACCTCGCCAAGCAGCTGATCAAGGAACTGCCGGGAATCTTGAATTGGGCCATCAAGGGGTGTGAGGAGTGGCGTCGCAATGGGCTGATGGCCCCAGACACCGTGCGGAAAGCAATCGACGAGTACAAGGAAGAGTACGACGTGGTCAGCGAATTCTTTGTCGCGCGCTGCGCACTCGACCGGCATGAATGGACCACGCGCGCTGCGTTGTATCAAGCGTTCGTGGACTGGTGGCAGGAAACACGCGGGCGCAATCCGCTATCGCACACGGCATTCAACCGCTTGATTAGCGAGCGCTCTGACATCACTCCCCGAAAGCGTGAAGGTACGCGAGGATGGCGCGGGGTCGGTATCCGCGATGTGCGAACAGACTACAGTCGGAGACCACGATGAGTCGGAATGTGTTGCAGTCGCCCTTACCGCGCCATCACTATATCGTGCGGGGCCCGGACGGCATCGACGATGTGTTCGCGAAGCTACGCCACGGGGTGCTGGCGACTGACACAGAAACGACCGGACTCGATTGGTCGGTTGATCGGGTCGGCGCATTGTGCTTCGCCGCGGGTGACACCGCTGCGTTCTTCTGTAAGAATGCACTCGGTCCGGCCGCACGTTGGTTCGCTGATCAGGTGAAACGCCGGCGTCGTCTCGTGTTCCACAATGGGAAGTTTGACATGCACATGATTCGCGAGACGTTCGGTATTCATATCGCGTATCCGGTGCACGACACGCTGATCCAGAGTCGACTGATTGATAATCGTGGCGTGCCCGTCCCGAAGTACCCGTGGTTCTCCTACTCGCATGAGCTGGACACGCTGGCCAATCACTACGTGCACGACGATGCATCGAGTTCGTATCATGAATTGATCGATGCCATTCGAGACCGCGTTGGTCGGCACAAGTCGCCAATGGCGGACTGGCTGATGGCGCCGATGCGCATCTATGGGAAGTATGGTGGGCGTGATCCGTGGTACACGCTGCGCCTACACGACATGTTCATCTCGATGATTCAGCACTGGCCTCAGCCGCCAGGATATCCATCGCTGATGTCGCTGTACCACAGCGAGCGTTGGCTGATGCTGGCGCTGCGCGACACAGAAGAGCGCGGCGTGCTGCTGGATCAAGACTACCTGCATCAGTGGCTGGCGAAAGCAGAACGGCGCACCGCCAAGATCGAGCGTCGCATGAACAAGCGTGCAGGCTACGAGTTGAACTGGCGTAGTCCGCCGCAGATCAAGTCGCTGTTCTGGGATGAGCTCGGACTCGAGCAGGTGGATGGCGAACGCACGACCAAGCGTGTGCTGCTTCGCATGCAGCATCCGCTCGCGGCGACGCTGCTCAAGCATCGCAAGCAAGCCAAGATGGTATCGTCGGGTCGAGCGCTGCTGCGGAACATCAAGGCCGATGGCGCGCTGCACTGTTGGTACAATCAGAACGTGGATACCGGACGCATGTCGGCGCGTGATGGCGTACATCAGTTCGCTCGCGACTCAGGTGTACGGAAGGGTGTCGTTCCGCGCAAAGGACTGGTCCTACGAAGTGCCGACTACTCCCAGGTGGAGATGCGGTATGCCGCGCACTACTCTGAAGAAGAGATACTCATTCGCGGCTTCAACACCGATCCAGACTTTGATACGCACGCGGCGCTCGCCCGTCGCATGTTCGGTTTGGGGAAACGGGATCCCAGTCCTGCACAACGGGATCGCGGAAAGACGATGAACTTCGCCATGCTGTACGGGGCTGGCGAGGATGCCGTGACTGAGCAGCTGATTGACAAGATCAGCGCGGAAGAAGCGCGCCAGTCGTGTATTGAGCTGGGCCATTCTCCGAAGACAAGTGAGTCGCCATTTCGATCACTCGCTCAGTTGCTGCGAAATGCCGTGCGCAGCAGCTACCCCAAGATGTGGCAGTTCACGAAGGATGAAGAGAGCATCGCGAAGGCATTCGGGTTCGTGATCGATGCCTACGGCTATCATCGGTGGCTCGATGAAGAGGATTCGTACAAGGCCATGAACAGCAAGCTACAAGGCAGCGCGGCCCACAAGGCGAAGGAAGGGATGGTGGCAGTCTACCGAGAGCTCCAGTTGGGAACCGGTCAACTCGCCATCATCATGCAGGTGCACGACGATGTCGTGTACGAGAGCGATGGCGATCCAGCTGTTGACCGCCGCGTGCTGGAGTTGTTGGAAGATCGTAAGCAGTTTCGTGTGCCGATCATCGCAGACATGAAGGGTAGCGACAAGAACTGGCAAGACAAAGTCAGCATCAAAATCTCATCGAAGCGGAGGCGGGCTGCATGACCAGACGACTACGGTTTGTGAAGCCGATGTTGGCGAAGCAGTACGCACCTAAGCGCGTATCGTTCCCATGTTTCGTACAACCGAAACTGGACGGCGTGCGCTGCATCACGGACGGAGAACATTTCTGGTCACGCAATGGCAAGCTGTTCCCCGATATCAATCTCAAGCACCTGTGCGTGCCGCATCTGCGCTTCCTCGTTGACGGAGAGCTGATGCTCGACGGGGAGTCGTTCGAGGATACCATCAGTGCAATCAAGAACGCAAGCACTGAAGACCGGACACGGTCAGCGGCTATTCAGTTCTACGCGTTCGACGTAATCACGAAGGAAGAATTTCGCGATCGTCGTCACTCGTTGGACTGGGTACTGAATCACGCGAATGACTACACCGGCCATTGGCAAAGTGTGCCGACAATCAAGATCGCTGACATGCGCTGGCTTCTGATATTCGCGCGTCAGATGCTCAGACAGGGACACGAAGGGACGATGATCCGTAGTCCGTACGGACGATACGAATCAAAGCGCTCTGACGGACTACTGAAGTGGAAGCCCTTGATGGACGATGAATTCAAGATCATCGGCGTCAAAGAGGCGAAGGGCAAAGACAAGGGCACGCCAGTGTTCATCTGCGCGACCAAGCGCGGGAGTACGGCGAAAGAATTTCGTGCGCGGCCGCGTGGAACGATGGCGCAGCGCCGTAGCATGTGGCGCGATCGCAAGTCTCTTATCGGGAAGAAGCTCACGGTCGAGTTCCAGTACTTCATGAAGTCCGGTCGTCCACGCCATCCACGCGCGAAGGTACTTCGCGATTACGAGTGAGGATCAGAGATGCTCTACATTGGAATTGATCCAGGCGAAGCGTGGTGCGGCTTCGCGGCGCTCGACGTATCGCCATCCGGCGTGCGCACGGAAGCGCGGACCTATGCCGTCAAGGCGCACGGCGGATATCTCGGGATGACTCGGGATATCCTGGACTTGCTGCCACACGCGCGCCCGACGCAGATTGTCGTGGAAGACTTTCGCATTCGGCGCTCAGGCCATCAGCACTTCAACGCGGGCCACACGTTGCGGTTCCTCGGCGCGTTGGAGTACGGTATCTCGGAGATCACCGCGTTCTCCTTCTTCTTGATCCCACCGAACGATCGGGGCAAGCAAGAGACACGGGAGCTCTATGGACGAATCTTTCCCGCATATCATCGCCAGTGGCCACGTCCAAAGCACACGGCTTGGGGACACTGTCTGTCGGCGTGGCGTGTGTTAGGCCATCATCTATTCCAGCATGATCGGGACGTGCTGCTGGAACTGCACGGACACCAGAAGAGCCACCGCTGTTCGCAGTGGCTCCCTGCACTGGTTCGGGCTCCCAAGAACGAGCACATTGCGCCTGCTGCATGGTGGGTGAAGCACCGCTAGGAGGTCCGTTTCTGCTCCTATACGGTCCGTACGAGTCCGATAATACCAGACTGGCCCCACAGGTACCCCTCTAACGGTGCCTCAAAAGGTCGTCCCAAGTGACACTCCCTGGGAGGCCTCAAAAGGTCGTCCCAAATGACGACCCGACACCTGTTCTAATTGTGGACGTCCCAGTTGTCCGGGGCCAGCACCATCGGGAATCGACCCTGCGCATCTCCCGTGACGGTGTCCACATCGATCTCGATTTGCGTGAAGTTCTTCGGATAATCGCCGGTGTCTGCCACGCCCTGCTTCATGCAGGCGCCGACGATCGCGGGAAATTGATCGGTGTCGAGATTGTATGCCGACCAGTACCGCGTGAACTTCAACCGACGATAGAGCTGATCGGGTGAGAGGATCGCCTGGAATCCCACGTAGATCCCCGGCAAGAATCCAGCCTGATGCACCTGATCGAACCACGCATTGCAGTACGCGATGACGATCTCCGGATCCGTGTGGAGGTGCACCCCTTCCAGATCCAGCCAGACATTCGCTCCCGTCAGGATGCCACAATCCACGGCCGACTGCGCGGCGACGGTGCCGTAGCTCTTCCCCTTGATGGTGCTCGGCGTCCAGTTCTCCGGCTCGACGTGCTGCACGGGAGTGACTCCCAGACCTGCGCCGAGGATACGTGCGACTTCCGCGCTCGTCAGATCCGTCATCGCCTGCTTCACGCGCGTG